ATGGTGGTACTTTTCGTGAAATAAGTTCAGATGCTGGAACTCAAGTTTACGTTCGAGACGGCACATCTTTTACCAACAAAACAATTTCAAATGTTTATGTAAAAGACGGCGGTTCATGGCGAACTGTTTTTACTTTATTTGATACTCCCGCTTCTTTTTCTACAACGACTGGATCTGTCGCTGTACCTGCAAACGCTAATGCTATTCATTTTCAATTTGCTGTAGGTGGTGGATCTGGTGGTGTAGGTGGTGCCTCTTATGATAAAGCTGGTGGTGAATCAGCAGGTGCTGGTGGTTCTTCTGGAGCTTACATATCTGATAAAGTTTTTACAGTAACAGGTGGCGAAACCCTTACGGTAACTGCAGGTGCTGGTGGAACAGCATCAGGAAATGGATACAATGAAACTGCTGGCAGTGGTGGTGCTACATCAGTTTCAGGTACAAGTTCAGGTTCTCTTTTTTCTTTGGCTGGCGGTATAGGAGGCTCTGCCTCTGGTGGTGGCGTGCAAGGACCTTTACGTAATAACTTTGCTAGTGTTGGAGGAACAGGAACTATTTCAGGTACAGTTTTGACATCAGGAACTACTGTTGATGGTCTTAATATAACAACATTTAATACTGGCCCTGTTGGAACATTTAATTCTAACGGATCAGGAAACGCAGGAACTAACCCAGGAAACTGTAGCGGAGATAACTGTCAAATTACAGGTGGAGTAGGAGGATCTTCTTATGCAGGTCCTGGCGCTGTATCAGGTGGTTCTGGTGGCCCAGCAGGTGGAAGTTCTTCGGCTGGATCAAGAGGATCTGGTGGCGGTGGTGGCGGTGCAGAACCTGTATCAAGTGCTAGTGCTGGTGGCGCTGGTGAAGTTTCATATAGATTTATGAGGATTGCATAATGCCTCTTACTAAAATAGCATTTGCCCCTGGTATCGATAAACAAGATACGGAGTACGGAGCTGCAGGACGTTGGACTGACTCGGATATGGTACGCTTTCGTTATGGCTTACCAGAAAAAATAGGTGGGTGGATTAAATTAATTAATAGTACTTTAGTTGGTGTTGCACGAGACATGCATGCATGGACTTCTTTAGATGGTGTACGGTACACGGCCATCGGCACCGATAGAAAACTATATATTTATACGGAAGGACTTGCTTATGATGTTACACCGATAAGAGCCACAGGTTCAATTACAGGTTTTACAACAACAGATGGATCAGCAACAGTTACAGTTACTGATGCAAGTCATGGAGCAGAGGTCGGAGATTTTGTTACTATATCTTCTACGTCAGGTGCGGTGAATGGTATTCCTGCAGCAACGATGGATGCAGAGTATGAAATACTAACTGTGCCTTCAGCCAATACATATACAATTACAGCGGCAGCGAATGCAACAAGCACAGGAGCATCAGCGGAGACAGCGACAGCGACATATCAAATATCTGTTGGTACAGCCGTATCACAATATGGTTATGGTTGGGGTACATATGAGTGGGGTAAAGAAGCATGGGGCACGGCTCGTTCTACGTCTAACGTTACTATCGAAGGACGTAACTGGTCTTTTGATAACTTTGGTGAGGATTTATTAGCAACAGTTAATAATGGAAATACTTTTAGATGGGATACGTCTGTTGGCACAGGAACGCCTGCCGCCGTTATTTCTGCTGCGCCTACTGTTTCACGTTTTAACTTAGTATCAATGCCTGATAGGCATGTATTTTTATTTGGTACAGAAACAACAATTGGTTCAAGCACTACACAAGATGATTTATTTTTACGATTTGCTTCACAAGAAGATTACAACACATGGATTCCTACAGCTACAAACACAGCAGGTTCATTTAGAATACAAGACGGATCAAAAATTATAACGGCTGTGCGTTCACGTAACGCTGTATTAGTTTGGACGGACACAAGTTTAAATGCCTTACAATTTGTTGGTGCACCTTTTACGTTTAACTTAACGCAAATAGGAGCAAACTGTGGAGCTGTATCTTTACACTCAGCAGTAGATGTTAATGGCACAGCCTTTTGGATGTCACAGAATTCTTTTTATAGATTTGATGGTGCTATTGCAAAAATGCCTTGTAGTGTACAAGATTATGTCTTTGAAGATTTTAGTATTACAAATCAACCAGAAACTTTTGCGGCTGTTAACTCAGAGTTTAATGAAGTAACATGGTTCTATACATCTAATAATGCAACACAAATAGATCGATTTGTTACATATAATTATTTAGAAGATTGTTGGTCAACAGGTAGTTTAGCTAGAACAACATGGCAAGATTATGGCGTGTATCAAAAGCCATATGCTACAGAATATTCGACAACAGAAATTGCAACTAACAATGTTATTAATGGATTAACAGCAGGAGCTACCACGTTATATCAACATGAAACAGGTGATGATAATGTAACATTGCCAATTAATGCTTTTATTGAATCTGGAGACTTTGATATTGCAGATGGACAACCTTTCTTACATATTGGAAGAGGTATACCAAACTTTAAAGGTTTAACAGGATCCGTAGATTTAACATTACGATTTAAAACATATCCAAATGCAACAACAAGTACAACTGTGGTAAGAACCGTTGTTCCAACAACAGAAAAATTTGATTTACGAGGTAGAGGAAGACAAGCTAATATACGTATTGACAGTGACGCTGTTGGTGATAAATGGCGATATGGAACATTACGATTAGACGTACAACCAGATGGAGGTAGATAATGGCGAAGATTACAACAACAAGATTTCCTCAAGCAACTCCTGAATATCAACCTAGTGTGATTGATATATTAACAAGATTGCTTGAACAAATAGTTCAACAATTAAATTTTGGTTTTCAACAAGACTTAAAAGATGAATCTACAGCAAGGACGTGGTTTCTTGGTTGATTTATTTATAAGTAGATCGGGTAGTGCAACAGGCACTATATATACTGTTCCAACCGCAGATCAAAATTCACAACCACCTGTTGCTCCGACAACAGCTTTAGTTAAAAGTATTCGGTTATCTAATCAATCAGGAGGAGCTGTTGCTACAACAGTGACCATGATGGATAGTAGCAATAGTAGTTTAGAAATAGAGTTATATAAGGATAGTTTAGCTGATGGAGCAGAAACAGAAGTTTTAACGCAACCTATTGTATTAGAACAAGCTGATGCAATTAAATTAACAGGTGCGGTAAAAATAGTAGTAAGTTTAATGGAGATAACATAATGGCATTTAAAAAAGTACAAGAATCAAAAGAAATTGGTAAAGAAATTGTTGAAGGTCAGGAAGTAGCTATTTTACAACCTGAAGTTCACCGAGAAGTAAAAAATAAAAAAACTGGTTTAGATTATGAATCGGAAGAAGCAGCTAAAGCTGATGTAGATAATCCAGAAACAGATACAACAGCCGATGACATTGAAACTAATATACAAGTAAAGGTAACAAAGTTACCTGATGTATTTGGAAAAACTGAAGACGACTAAGCGCCACAGTTTTCACAAAAATCATCACATATACATTTATCTAGATCACAGCCACAAGCTGGACAGTTATTGTCCATTTGCTGCCGCCTTATGTTTTGCCATATTTTCTTGAACAAACATTCTTTCGTCTTCTGTTAAAGGTCTACCCATACTAGGAGGTTGAGATTGACACGAACATCCGTCAACGTGTTTCTTGTGATCTCTTTCTACTGCTAATAAACGTTCATGATAGCGACTCACCTTGTCAGCGAGGACAGCTATGGCCTTCAATATTTCTTGGTTTTCCATATTTTCTCCTGTTGATTTAATTTTTGGGTGAGATCTAATTTAAACACGTCTGTCATTATTATCAAGTAATCTTTTTATAATTGTTTTCTTGACAACTAATTTGAAATAGTGTCCCAGCCATTTGGATGAGGTATACAGTGTTCTGTTTTTATACCTGGTTTCATTGTTAATAGTATGTCACCACTAATACTTATTCTAGCCTCTTCCTTTGTATTTACTTCTGTGTAATGCAATAACCCACTAGGAAACACTATTAAGTTATTTGTTCTTACAGGAATAATGTAACTAGAAAAATTAAATTGATTCCAATCAACAATATATTGATCAGTTGGTGGAATAAATAAACCTGTTTGTGCGGCTAATTCTTTTTCAAAACGTATGTTACCCATATCATTATTACGTACATAATAAACAAAACTAAAGTGACTAGCGGTGTGTTTATGACTAGCAATGTGTTGATCTTTAACGGTGTAAGTAGCCCATGCTTTTGTTATATGAACATCAAATTTATCAGGATTATATCCTTTTGCCGTCATAAACTCTAAAATAGATCTCTTTAATTTTATAAACAAAGTAGAATATTTCTTGTCTTTATGTAAATTATCCTTTGCTTCTTCTAAATCAGTAAACATGGTGTTACCTTTAACATCAGTAGTTGCTGCTGTTCTACCTGGTTTTTCTTTTACAAAAGACTCTATGTGTTTAGCTATTGTTTGATTATCATTATCTACGTTAGTGCAATAAATAGTCTCGCCAAATAAACTATTGATTGTTGCTTCTTTCTCCATAACTCACCTCTAAATATTCTATTTTTGTTACCCAACCTTTAGGTATAGCGATAGCGCCACCGCCTGATATATCATCTTTATCTTTACTGTAAGAGCGCATAACAATTATTTTCTCATCATTGTTGTGTACCATCCACCCAACTTCTTGACATGTAGCCAAAGGAGCGCTCATAACGTCCTTTATATCAAGCCAACCTGTCTCTGTATCACGGGCATCGAGCCACGTCACACGGACCATCGGCACTTTCTTTATATCAAAGCTCATTTCTCATTGCACAATACTACAAAAACACATATAATTATAGAATTAAATTGGCCCACTCTTCAAGTTTCGCCTCCTTGCTACATTGATATAATGCATTATAAGGAGATTATGAATACATATAAAATGGCATCCGGTGGAATAGCTGATTTTCAGCAAGCGGTAAATGCCCTTAAAAGTTTTGGAAGATATGAAGATGATACCCTAGCACACGTTGCTACTGGGGAGACTATTATTCCAATGGAGGTCTTTGAAAAAAATCCTCAACTTAGAGATCAAGTATTTAAATCCATGACAGATTTAGGTATAGATCCTACACAATATATTGTTGGCAGTAACTTTAATTCTATTAATCCAGTTACTGGTCAACCAGAATTCTTTCTTAAAAAGTTATTTAAAAAAATAAAAAAAGCAGCGCCGGTTCTTTTACCGATTGCCGCTAGCTTTATTCCTGGAGCAGGACCATTAGCAATGGCAGCAGCAGGTTTTGGTGGCGGTAAGATAGCAGGACAAGATACAAAACAAGCTTTGATGTCTGGCATATTAGCAGGTCTTGGTGGTAAATTTGCAGGGGGGACACAAGCTGCTCAAGCAGGACAACAATTAGGTGGTAAATCATTAGGCAGTCAATTATTTAAAGGTATATCAAAAGAAGGATTAGGAAGTTTATTTTCTCAATCAGCTCCAACATTTACAAACCCTGCTACGCAAGCAGAGATTTTTTCTGGAGCCAACACCGCAGAACTTGCTAGTAATGTAAGTAAAGCAGCTCAAGGTGGCGGAGACAATTTTTCTAAGATGTTAAATTTATTTAGAAAAGGTGGAAAACCAGGAGCAGAGTTTAGTACAGGTAGAGTAGGTGCAGGATTATTAGCAGCTAGTATGATACCTGGTATGTTTCAGGATGAAGAAGAAGAAGAATATATAGATACTAATATTTACCCAGGTGACTTTGGTCAGCTAGCTAACTTAGGTATACCGACTTCATATAGCCCAGGATCTAACATCGTGCCATTTAAATTAGCGGGTGGTGGTTACATGGGTGGATATAACGGTGTTAAAGCTGATGCGGAATCTTTGACAGCGAGCGATAATATTGATAGTCGTATTATGAAAAATTTACAATATGAAAAAATGGCACCAGGTATGATGGGTTATGCAGCAGGCGGTATTGCACGTTTACGTGAAGGAGGCTTTCCATATGCTACAGCTAAGAAAGCAAAGGGAGGAGTCTCGGGTCCTGGAACAGGAACTAGTGATGACATACCAGCTTATCTAAGTAATGGTGAGTTTGTTATTACAGCAAAGGCTGTAAAAAATGCAGGAGGTTCAAAGCCTATGTATGATATGATGGAACATTTAGAAAAAGGCGGTAAACTATCGCCGGCATCAAGAGGTAAATAATGGCAGATTCAGAAACAGTTTACAGACAAGCCCCTTACATTGAGGAACGATCAGAGCAATTACTTGCTTCAGTATTTGGTGATCCCAATGCTGTTCAAGAAACAGGTGAAAGTGATGAAGCTTTTAAATTAAGACGATATGGTAGAGCAGGTGTAGGAAGAAATATTCCTGCATATGAAATAGCAGGATTTAGTCCTGATCAAGAAGCAGCTTTTAATTTAGCAAGATCAGGCATTGGTGGCTTTGCACCATTTATGAATTTAGGTGCTTCAACATTAGGTAAAGGAGTAACTACTGCTTTATCAGGTGCACCTTTAATAGAACAAGGAAGTCAAGCTTTATCAGAAGCAGATATAAGTCAGTATTTTAATCCTTATCAAAATTATGTAACGGATGCTATTCAAAAACAAGGAGAAATAGCTAGAAATAAATTAGCTGGGGCAGCGACAAGAGCAGGAGCTTTTGGTGGTTCACGGTTCGGTGTTGCTGAAGGACAATTAGCTGGAGATGTAGCAGCGAAAATAGGACAAGCGCAAGCGCAAGGATACACACAAGCTTTACAAGCTGCAGAAAATGCAAAGAAAAGAATGTTGTATGGTGGTCAAGGTCTTGGATCTTTAGGTACACAAGTAGGACAATTAGGTGGAGCACAAGCAGGCATGGGATTAGATTTCCAAAGAGCAGGGCTTACTGATATTAATTCTCTTCTTGGCATAGGCGCACTTAACCAACAACTAGCACAGCGTGGATTAGATGCAGGAAGAATGACAGAGGAAGCTAGACAATTAGAA